AAAATCATTCAGCTTATAAATAAAGAAGCTGATTTACAGGTGCCCGAGTCTTTGGCACCTGTGACGGGCGATAAGCCCAAGGAGGAAGACTAAATGGGTGTCTTTCTACAACCTAAGTCTAATAATTTAAAAAGCTCCACTGGTCAGGTGTTTGTAAATCAAACGAGAGTTCTTACGAGTGAGGATGGTGAGTTGATCGGTAGCGGTAAGACCACGGCCGTACAAATTCCACATCCCGCATCTAAGGCTATCGAAGCCCCGCCGAACTGGGCTCTGCCTACGGGTGGAAAAAGTGAGGGTATTTCTTCACCCGGCGTTCATGGTTGGGGTGGGCCTGCTTCTAAAACCGGCTCGAGCGGTTTTGGTAAGGGAACCCGCGCTGGTCGAGCTGGTGTTGCATCCCGAGCTAGATAAGAGGTGATTTATGGCTGATAGGCGTATAGTTCAATGTTTTGGGACGCTAAGAAAGCCGGGAAAGCCCGCGCGTCCTTGCAGAGAAAAATTTCTTTGGATCGCTGCAGGGACGCGCGGTAATTTCGGTAGTAAGGGAACCAAGGGGGCTTGTCCTCATTGTGGAACTCTTGTAAACTTAGCCCATCCAGTAAATGTTATGTTGGATGGTGGCTACAGGGATGAAGCGGAATACCAGAAAGCCCTACAGAATTATTACTTTAATCCTGACGGGACTCCGAAAAAAACTGTAGAAAATCCTTGACAAGTTCTAATCCTTGTCTTACGCGCGCGTAAGAGTAAGGAATAAGAGTATTATAAGAGTAAGGAATAAGAGATCTTTAGAGTTTTCTTATCTTAGTTTCCCTTTATTATTTTCAGATCCGCGCCAGCCCTCCGGGCATGGCGCATCCAGAAAGGTTTAAAAATGGATTTACCTGGAGTGGAACTCCTGGACAAAGGGTTTTTGGTTTTGGAAAAGGCCGCGGGTGACGACCTCATGATTGTTAACGCGGCGAGAATGAGTTTCAAGCAGCGGAGTTTGGAGCTGACCTCCAAGGAAGAAGGACTTATCAACTTCCTAATGAGGGGTCGACACGGAACCCCCTTTGAAATGGTAGAGTTTTGGTGGCACGTAAAGACCCCGATTTTCGTAGCTCGAGAATGGATGAGGCATAGAATAGCCAGCTATAATGAAATGAGTGGCCGTTATCGTGAGTTGCCTTTAGAGTTCTACCTACCCGCCCTGGAACAATGTCGAACCCAAGTAGGTAAACCTGGTAATTACCACTTTGAGCCCTTGCCCACAGGAGTAGCAGTAGCCGGCCTTGAAATAATGAAAGACGCTTATGCGTATAGTGCCAGTGCCTACAAGACACTTCTCGGAATGGGGTTCGCCAAAGAGGTAGCCAGGGATGTCCTACCTGTTGGTATTTACACGGAATTTTTGTTCAAGACTAACTTGCGCTCGCTAATGAATTTTGTTTCTTTGCGGGCCGATGAGCACGCCTTGTATGAAATCCGAGTTTATGCTCAGGCCATGGCGAAAATGATAGCCGAGGTAGTTCCGATTGCCTGGGCCAAGTTTGAGGAGCATGGACGTGAAGTTCCCTAAGGTTGACATCCAAACTAACTTGGCGTATCTTTATGACAGATGAAAGCATCCGCAGCCTGGTTTGCATAGAAGAGGGTAAAATAACCTGCTTTTGTAAATTAGCCGATTGGGAACGAGAGCAATACAAATGTCGGGAAATCTATGATTGCCCGATAGCCGTTTTAGACGTAAGCATCTTACCCAATACTCGTCCTAGCGACGAGGCTAAGTTGGGTCTGAAAGCCTCTGAGAAAAAGTTTCTAAAGGGGGCTGCTGAACTCTCCAAGAGCATTCAGAAAATCAAACAGGGGATAACCAGCCTGGAAAAGGCTGCGGCACAAAATAAATTTAGACTATAGGGGTTTTTACAATGACCTTCATTGGATTAGGTACCTCCGCTCAGGTCGGTAAGGATACCATTGCAAACTACTTAGAAAAGAAATACGTCGGGTCTGTTAAGAGAGTTGGTTTTGCGGACAAATTGAAAGAGATAGCCATGTCCTTATTTGGTCTATCCTACGAACAATGCTACGGTTCCAATGCTGTAAAGGAAACCGTAGACCCCCGCTACGGGAAGAGTTCTCGTCAGATTATGCAGGAACTTGGGGAGAAAATGCGAGAGATTTATCCAAACATTTGGATAGCCACCGTATTTTATGTTACTATTCCGAAACTTCGTGAGCAGGGATTCATTACCTTCGTTATCTCGGATGTTCGTTATCTAAATGAGGCGGAGTGGCTTCAACGGGACGGGGGTTTTCTTGTCAAAGTTACGCGTCCGGGCTCCGGTACTTCTGTGGGAGCCACGCATGCGAGCGAGACCCAGCTGAACGATTTCAAAAACTTCGATTATTACATCAACAATGATGGCTCCCTTGAAGAACTTTATACCAAGGTAGATGCCCTCGTGGAGGTAATAAATGGTAGAACGTCGGGATGGGACAACCACCGAAGGTAGGGGATTAGGACATTCCTTTGCTACAGATAACGTAGATCGTGCAGATCCGGGTTGCCGTTTTATCAAGCGTCGTCCGACTTATCCTTGGGGAGATAATCCGAGAGGCCGTGAAATAAACTGGGTAATGCAGCCTCATAAGATATACCGATCCTATAGAGGTTTGGTTCCCATTGAAGGCCAAACGTTCGACAACCCCGTGCGTTTTATTCGTGTCGGGCAGACCAGAACCCTGCGCCCCGAACTTCCGCACAGAGAGCCGGACTTCGTTGCCTTGGACATTTATAAGGGTCAAGAAAGATCGGCATTGAAGGCTAGCGACTTCAACATCCTTTTCCCAAGCGTAACAATTTCCTCTCCCACTCCGGGAGCTACTTTCTCCCGAGGTTCCATCATTAAGATAGTTGCTCCGGCTACTGATTTCAGAGGTTTATTTGGTTCTACTTTGGAGGTAGACCATAAGGGTGTGGATAGACATCAGTTTGATAGACGAGATCAGGAAAACATTAAGCAGTTCACCTTTACTTATTTCTATACTATTCCTCCCAATAGACACCCAGGCCCAATGACAATAACTGTGGTGGTATTCAACATCGAATCCCAGAACCGAGGCATAATTGAAATGGGGCAATTGACCACTACTCCAGGCCGAGATAAGGCTTTGGGAACTACGGACGGAACGATTTTGACCCAGGCTCATGCCACTCATAAGACCGCTATGTTGCTGGGTAAAACCGGTTTCTTGAGAACCCCAGAAGGCACCTCAAGCATAACTGTAAATATTGTATAAGGATTACTATGGCTCGCAGACCTAAGACTTCCCGAAACACCGTGAATGTGGACATGGTTAGGTCAGACGCTCAGAAGCTGGCTACTGAATTTGCTGAACTTGCGCCTGGTTCCGTGCAGCGGCAGTCCCCGCTTGAGCAAGACATGGGTACGGCCAAGTATCGGGAAATGATACATGACCATAATAGTAAAAATGAGCACATTTTAGATAAACTTCCTTTTACCTTCCCTAAGAAGAGGATCGTCAGAACTAAGGAAGATAGAATGTTTGCCTGTCCCAAATGTAAAACTCGATGTTTAGGGGGCGCTACGACCTTCTGTATCATCTGTTCTAAGTGCGGAGAGTTCTTCAAGGTGAATAAAGGGGAATTCAAACCCAAGGTAGGGATGTTCAACCGGGCTTCAGATGTGATACTAAAAGAAAAGTGAAAATAATCCTTGCAAAATTTGTATAAGTAGTTTATTATTATAGTGAAATGGGGGACTACTATATGATTGAAGGTAAACACTGGTACTCTTGGGTTATAAAGCGTAACCGATTTGAGAATGTAATCCAATACATCAAAGACGAAATACCTGAAGTGGATAAGTATTTTTACCCGCTAATCAAGAAAGAATACATTAGTAAGAGCGGTTCTCGTATCAAAGACCGGCCTCTTTACGAGGGTTATCTTTTCTTACATTATGAAGATAGTGCTCCCCTATACCATAAAATAAGTGCCAATCCATTTATAACCACCTATGCCGGGGTTGTTACCGAAGAAGAAATGGAAAGGATGCAACAGGCCCAGGGGAAACTGATTAGTGAAGTAAAAGCCAGTCGCTTCTCTGAAGGAGAAACCATCAGACTTCTTTCCGGGCCCTTCAAGGGTCTGGAAGGCAAGGTTACCCGAATTGAGGGTAGTACTCTGAATGTGGCCGTCGCTGTTGAGATTTTTGGCCATAAGCAACTGGACATGGTCTTTAGCGAAGACCAAATAGAGAAGTTAACAACTTTGGAGAATGTAGGGGTTCAAGTAATCGGAACCTGAGGAAGAAGATGGTAAGCGGGCGGAAGCCTGGGTTTGAACACTCAGATGAAACTATTGAAAAGATTAGACAATCTCGCCTAGGACGAAAGCATAGTCTTGAGACCAAAGCCAAGATAAGTGCTTCTACTTCCGCATCACAATCCACTCCTATTGAGCGCCTATGCAAATTTCGCCTTCAAGAGTTGATGGACACCTACCCCCAGCATAAGCAGTTTTTCAAAGACCACAGGAAGGAACTACTAGTGGCCTTGCAAGATGTAAAATCCGAGCAAGAACTTGATTTTATTAGTAAATACAGAGAGAGTGAGGATATAGGTCGATACATAAATAACCAGTGGCCTTATTCCTCCTCTTCTTTTCGGGCTCATGAGGATGTACTCATAGAGTTGATAGATCGCTCCAAACACTGGAAAACATTACATTAACAAAAAGAGAATAAACCCAGTATATTCAATAGGTTAGAGTTTAGTTTTAACTAACCTGTGGATATATGAGGGGGAAGTTTGCGCTAAAACTTCCTCTTTTTTCTACTTGGAAGGATGGATGATGACTGGTATTCAACTTCCGCCGCTCATAAAAGAGCCACCGGAAGAAAAGAAAAAGAACGTAAACCCTATTAGTATCAAGAACTTAGTTCAGTTTAGAGGACAAGAAGCTCCGCTACTTCCAGACCCTCAACCCCCAGAAGAGGAAAACGAAGTTGCTGACATGGCTTCTTCTATAGTTCGTGGTAAGAAATTAAATAAGGAATTGGTTATCCGCCTTATTCCTGACAAGGGGGTTTTCAATAGTGCCGAGAAGAAAAGATTTGTAGGCATTGTAAACCAGTATTTAGCCGATTTCAAAGATGAAGAACCCACCGCCTCCGACGTAGATGACATTTTTGAGATAGCCAAAAGCGACATCTTAGAAATGCGCGTCCTCGCCGCCACCAAAAATGATCCCGCCGCGTTACTCACCGTTAGTCAATTCTTAGAAAAAAACAATAAAAGAAAACAAGCTGCTAAAGAAAATCTTGGCTCGCGCCGTTCTGACCGAAGAGACCCGAGAGCTGGACAAGGGCTTTCCATTGCTGATCTGGTCGCCAGTTATGATAATAATCAAAAGTTGAAGGATGAAAATAGGATTAGAGCCCTAATGGAAGAGGAAGAAGAAGTAACCAAAAGGTTAGATGAAGAACTAAAAAAGGACGGGTACTAATTGAAATTAGAAGATCCCCGCTTTTTAGAACAAGCAGCCCAACTGGTTGCTTTTTATAGGGAATATCCTGAAATAGCCGCCAAAGACCTGCTCGATGTTGAACTTTCAGACATTCAGAAAGTTATTCTGAGAGCCATGTGGAACAAGCGTTATGTCATGGCTGTTATTAGCCGCGGCGGTGGAAAGACCTTCCTAAATGCTGTAGTGGCTTCCCTTAAGGCTATGCTTTATCCTGGCCACCGGGTTGGGCTACTCGCTCCTACCTTTCGTCAGTCTAAACAGATTTTCGAAGAGTGTCATCGGCTCTGGCAGAAATCTCCTATCTACCAAGATGCTACTGAGCGGAAACCCACCCAGCAATCTGATAACTGTTATATCCGTTTCAAGGGTCGCGGTGGAAGACCTGGTTCTATTATTCAAGGCCTCCCTCTCGGCGACGGCACTAAGATTAGAGGTGCTCGTTTCTTCACTATTATTTGCGATGAGTTTCCCCACATCCAACCTGATATCTTCAACATGGTTATCCGCCCCATGGCCGCTACTGTGGCAGACCCTATGGAAAACGTTAAGCGCCTGCAGAGGCAGGAAGCCATGCTCAAAGCTGGTCTCATCTCTGAGGAAGACCTGATAGACACGGATACTAACCAAATCCTAATAACCTCCTCTGGTTATTTTACCTTTAATCACATGTACGCCTTGTATAACATCTACAAGGAAAATATAGAGAACGGAGACGAGGACTACGCCATATTTCGGGTTCCCTACACTCTGATTCCCCGGGGCTTCTTGTCTGAAAAAAACGTCGAGTCCTCCAAGCGAGAGATGTCGAGCTTAGAGTTCCGTATGGAATACGGAGCCGAGTTTATTCCGGACACTGAGGGCTTCTATAAAGCCTCTCTTTTGGAAAGTTGTAAAAGCCGTGCCTTCTCAGTTCGGCTTGCAGGCGAGCCCGGGAAATCTTATATCTTAGGTGTAGACCCCGCCCGAACAGAAGATGCTTTCGCCGTCTCTGTCTTTGAGCTGGGTAAGCCCGCCAAAGTTATACACGCCCTAGAGCTCCATCGAAAAACCTTTCCTGAAATGGCGCGAATCATCGAAGATCTTTGTGCAGACTTTAACGTGGTTCACATTTACATGGACGCTCAGGGTGGTGGTCTTTCTATAAAGGACATCTTGGCTGAGAATGTTAGAAACTTGCCTCAAGGAGCTATTCTGGATTGCGAAGACGGTATCCATTCACTCAGACAAGGTCGTCACATCCTCAAGCTCTGCAATTTTAGCCCAGACTTTATCTCCGACTCCAACTTTGCTGCTTTGCGTCTTTTAGAACATAAGGACATTCTTTTCCCAGATGTTCCTCAGGACACGGCTGCGATTGATAAGCTCGAGGAGTCTTGGGGCACAATTCAAAACATGAAGGCTCAAATGCAGCTGATTGTTATCACCGAAACTCCTACGGGCAAAGTCCATTTTGACGTTCCCAAAGGCGGCGGCCACGGTAAACAGAAGAAAGACTTGTATACAGTATTCATGCTGGGCGCTAGGGCTGTTTACGATGCGTTATGGACAGATAACGAACCACAATCTGTTTTACATCAAATTGGTATACTGAAGCCCATAGAAGATAGAGCTATTGGTTATAGATTTTCTGGCGATGGGCCTTACCCCGAGGCCCCCATACCCGGAACACTTCAAGAAAAACTTTTACTTATTCAGAACCCAGAGAAATACAAAGCTGACCTCCTTAGACGTTTGGCTAATAAGAGGCAAGTTTTGACCAGTCCTACGGCGGTACTCAAGCCCCGTATTAAGAAAGGTAAATGAGGGAATAAATGTCGGACGAAGTAAAGGACTCCCTTAATAAAAAACTAAAGAACGCCAAGGTTTTGGCTCATAAAGAAGTCTCTCCCGGAAAGCACGAATTAGAGATTCAAGTAGGCCCCAAAGGATTGCCTGCTCGACAACTCGCTGAAGCGCTTCCGAAAAAGGAACTGGCTTATCTTAGTGGAAAAGACGGCCAACCCAGTCCAGTAAAGTATCACGAGGGTGGTAGAATTATCTATCGTGACTTCCTTCGCCGCGTAGACCTAGACCTTGCTGAGCCTAGCCCACTTCGAGAACGTCCCGATCGCCTTTACCAGCGAGCAATAGACTATTATAAGACTAAAGGTTATTATGGTACCGTTGTTGATACCCTAACCAATTTTGCTTCCAAAGGATTCAAGAATTACGTTGACGATCCAGACATCAAACTTTTCTTTGATACTTGGACTGACGATATCCGTCTTCCCCGTGTAATAGAAAACATTTTCCTCGACTTCTTCCGTGTTGGTATGGTCAGAACCTTCAAAATCGTGGGCAAGTTCGAACCCCGCATAAAACCCGCTAACTTAATAGCCCCTGGTTCTTACAAAGCCAAAAGCAATACAGTTGGAAAACTTCTGCAAAGGAAAGAGTTTGCCGCCGCCAAGAAGACTTGGTCTAAGGCGTATATTCCTATCAAATACACAGTACTTAATCCTATCTTGATAGTACTTAGAGGGCCAATGATGTTTAACGACTCGGAAGAGGTTCTTCTAAGGCCGGAAGCTTTTACCGAGTTCAAAGAAATGCTCAAGCCCGGGTTTAGACCTACTGCAGAACAGAAGCAGTTGATCAATGCTATACCCAAGGAAATGGTAAATGACGTTAGGAAGAATCGTCCAGTAAAACTTCCTCCTGAGTTGGTGGGGCGCTGCGATTATAGAAAGCAAGACTATGAGCGTTATCCCATGCCCCGAATCATTCGCGCCTTCGATGCCCTGGACTATAAGGAAGAATTGCAGAAAGCCGACTATTCTACCCTAGACGGCATCACCAACTACATTCTGAAGATCACCATTGGTAATGACGAAAACCCTGTTACTGAACAGGCTCAGTTGGAAGCTATAGCAAACTTATTTGATGCTACCAGCAAGGCTCTTCAGATTATTTGGAACCATACTCTTCAAATTGAAAAGATTACCTTCCCTGAGGTTGCTCAGATTCTAGGACAGGATAAATTTAAGCAGGTGAACGAAGACCTAAGTCTGTCCTTCGGTATTCCTAGAAGTTTGCTTGATGGAGAAGGAAAAGGTTCTGCCGAAAGTATGAAACTGGCTAGCAAGGCTTTTACCGAAGAGATAAACTACTCTCGCCGGGTTGTTCTGGAATGGATTTATAAAGAGTACGAGGAAGTTGCCCTGGCCATGGGCTTCGACAAATATCCTAGCGTTCGCTTCGATGATATGGCACTAAAAGATGAAATAATGATGATGAGTATTGTCCAAGGGATGATGGATCGTCGGGTTATTTCTTATCGATCCGGTATTGAGAAATTGGGCTTTGACTACGAGACTGAGCTTGCGAACATGCAGGCTGAGAAGCCGCTGGTTGAAGCAGGAGATATTGGTATTATTGGATCTCCGTATAATCCCAAAGCCACGCCGCCAGATCAAGAGCCCGAGAAGCTTCCTGTTCCCTCTGAAGATCAATTCGTGGTTATTACTGAAGGCGATCTTGAGGACTTTTTGAAGAATAAGAAAAAGAAAAATGCTCCGAATGTTCAGCCCACTCAAAGAACCCCAAAGGGCACGCCCAGTGAAGGGCGGCCAAGAAAAGGGGGCGGTCGGAGGAAGAAGCCTTCTACCAAAACTTCGGTTCCTAAGCCTACACCGCCCATCCAACCAAGTTCACATCCATAACGACCGACCAACAGGGAGGATAGATTACAATGGTTGATAATAAGAATACGAAAGATAAGCCCGCAAGCTTGTCGGGAAAGACGGAGGCCAAGAGGCTAGCGTCTGAATTCAAGTCCTTTAGTCAAGCGCTCAAGGATTTCGCTCTCACAGTAGGAGAGCCCTGCCCGGAAGGACATCGTCGAGATCCTAGAAGCGGCGCATGCCTGCCAGTGCCCGGTGGACTAGATCACACCGCCGAAACTCGGAGCCTTAATAATGAATGGGGCCCGGAATGGAGGGGTGAGCGAGAAAAGACCGATCTCCAGTTCGATAGTCAGAATGAAATGAAGTCTTCCGAGGAAAAGGAAGTTGCTCTTGATGCTAGCGAAATGGATGAGCCCGAAAGCTGTTCTGAAGGAACCACTTTCTCTTTCGTTAAGAGAGCTTGTGTCACCCTTGAGGAAGCAGAAGTAGAAGACAATGAGCAATACGCCTTCGTAGAAGAAGCCGATCAATTGAAAGTTTCCGAAGAGCCTCGAATGAAGCAGCCGGAAGCTCGAAGAGATACTCCCAACCACGAGTGTCCTCCGAATTACCTTTTCAACTATGGTCGCCGCAAGTGCATTCCTTTGAACAAGAATACTGTACTTAAGGACGCCACGACCGATAATAATGAAATGAACATTCCGGTAATGCGAGCCTCTCAAGAAATAGCCCATGGTTATGATGGAGTTGCTGAAACTGGCCCCGATCCTATGGACGGACACTGCCACTATGTAACAGTGGATGCCGATGGAAATGGTATGACTTCCATGGCTAATGGTTATTGCAGCGGAAATGTTTATCATCACAGTCACAAAGTAAAGGGTTTCGAAGTCCAGCCCTGGACTAGCGAAGATGGAGAATATACTTCTCGCCATTTCGGAATGATCAACCCTTTTGATAATGATGACGATGATGATGACGACATGTCCGTTGGTATTGCCAATCCTAAGGAAAATCTTCTAAATGATCAATCTCCGATGGATCCTATGGGAGATCTGGGTGATACTCAAGTTCCGTCTGGTTATACTAATCCTACTAATCCAGCAGGCGACCAGGGCCCGGGTACCTATGATGATTATGATCGTCTCGATACCCAGAAACAACCAGACCCCTATCCTTACTTGGGAGTTAATGCTAGCATTCTAGCAGACTATCCTTTCCTAGCCCATCTAGAAGAGTCCAAGAAATTGAAGCACAAGGAGAGAAAGGCACTTAAGGACAGCGATTTCGGTGTTCCTGGGAAGAGAAAGTTCCCGCTCCACGACTGTAGCCATGTTCGCAATGCCATGGCCCGCTTTAATCAAGCTAAAGGTCTAAGTTCTGCTGAGAAGTCTACTCTCAAGAGCAAGATTATTTCTCGTGCCAAGTCCTGTGGTATCAAGGTAGATAAGTTTGCCAAGGCCAGCACCAATGCGGAGTACAATGAGATAGCCGTTGAAATTCTACAGCAAGAGCTGAATGAGCTGCAGGAATTGGCTAACCGCTCTGACTTCGTCTATATGGCCAAGAAGTCTTCTAAGCGTTCTGCTCTTCCGGACAGCGCCTTTGGCGTTCCCGGCAAGAGGAAGTTCCCGTTAGATACCTGTGGTAGAGTACGAAACGCTATGGCCCGATTCAATCAGGCCAAGGGCCTCAGCCCGGCGGAGAAGTCTACTCTGCGAAGAAAGGTAATGTCCCGCGCTAAAGCCTGCGGTATAAAGGTTGAAAAATTCGCCAAGGCGACCACTTCTGCCGAGTTTGCAGAAGTTTATAAGGAGCTCATAGCAATGGAAGCACCTATTGTAACTAAGAGAAACGTAGCAGAAGAGTATACTGCCAAAGATGAAGCTAAGAAAAAAGGCCCGTGCCCCCCGGGTATGGAATGGGATCCCAAGGCCAAAAAGTGCGGTAAGATGATGGGCTTCTTCGAGCACATCACTCAGGCCGATCAGCTCAAGACTTCTGAAGAGCCCCGCATGAAGCAGCCTGAAGGTCGCCGTGATACTCCGAACCATCAGTGCCCGCCTGACCACCTATTTGATTACTCTCGCCGCAAGTGCATTCCCCTCAACAAGAACACTGTGTTGAAGGATGCCTCTACTCCGGCGGATCAGATGGGCGTTCCGGTAATGCGGGGGTCTGTAGAGAAGGCCCAGTCTCCGATTGAAAAGCCGCCCGAAAGAGTTCTTACTCCTAATCCGAAGGGCCAGCCCGATCGCCTGCCTGTAGATTGTCCGAAAGGGACTATCTGGCAGGAGTGGACGAAGAAGTGCCTTCCGCTCGATACCCACATGAAGATTGCCAGCGATGAGACCGCTGATGTAAACATGCAAAATAGAGAAGGTCTAACTCCTCGTATCCCTGGTAAGGTTCGCAGCCCCGCTGACTGTCCTAAGAATCATATGTGGGACGGAAAGCTTAAGGTTTGCAAGCCTCTTGATCCCGCTGACAAGATTCGCCCCGGCGGATTGGATGAAGATCCGTTTAACTTTGCTAGCATGTCCGTAAACAGGGTAATCTCGGAGCTGGATAAGGTCATTGCTGCAGAAAGCATGAGAGCTTCTGGTAGTAAGGTTTCGGCGAAGGATCTTCCGAATGCCGCGTTCCCGCCCTCGTTGGTGAGCTCGACCAAGCGCAGTTTAATGCATCACACTCCTGAAGCCGCCGATGCTTATGATCACGCTTCTGTAGATGTGGTAAGACTGCGCAATGCTCTAGCCCGCTTCTCCACGGTAACTGATTTTTCGGAGAAGGCTAAGGAAGATGCTCTTGAGCACCTGCTCTATCATGCTCGTGAGGTTCTTGAGTCAAAAAAATCCTAACTCCTCGGAAGGCAGAATGGGGTGATAACCCGGTAAATCCTAAAGATGTCCACCCCGTGTGCCGCCCAGAGGAGGAGTTTGATCCAAAATCCGGATCCTGCATTCCTATGAAAGATAGGAAGCGCGGTACTCCTCAATGTAATCCTGGGTTCAGACTCATTACTAAAAATAATGAGTGGCTCTGCGTCCCCGAGGATCCAAAGAGTCAGGCCAGTGCTAAATTAGAACGCTGTATTCAACATGTAAAAGAAAGCCAGAAAAAGAAATACCCCCACCGAAGCGACAGTGAAATCAAAAGCTCCGCAATAGCAATCTGTCGCAGCGTTATAAAGGAGTAGATCTTACAATGGTAGAGCGATCTTATATGCTGCCCGATTCGGGAAGACAACAACTGGCTCTAGAACTTGCGGGTCTTTTAGGAGACCTTTTCGTTTTTACCATGAAGATGTATAACTTTCACTGGAACGTAACCGGTGACACCTTCATGCTGCTTCACAAAATGTTTGAAGAGGATTATAAAGGGGCTCGGGATCTACTGGATGACGTAGCCGAAAGAATCAGAGCTCTGGGATTTTCTACTCCTACTACCAGTATCCAGTTGGTAAATATGGCTTCCTTAAAGGAACAGCCCGGTCTGCTGGATTGGATGGCCATGGTAGAAGAAACTGTTTCTGACCATGAGAAATCCGCTGACACTATGAATAGGATCGCCAATCTTGCTGATCAGTTGGGAGACCAAGCTACCGTCGACTTACTGGGGGCCGCTGCTCTCCGAGAAGACAAACGGGCTTGGATCTTCCGCAGCACCCTTTTAGTTCAACCTCAACTTCCAGTAAGATAATTATGGAGGAAAAAGTAGGACATGTGGACATTTCTCCAGGACGTGATGAAGAACTATGGCGTTCTGGGAATGTTTGCAATCCTAGAAGCCGTAGCTCTCTACTTTATGTATCGCTTAGTAGAGAGTAAAGAAAAGACGATCCGTGAGCTTCAAGAAACTGTACATCAGCTAAATGAAAAGCGTTTGGAAGATGCCCAAGAGAGACTTGGAGACGTTGTTGAAGATAGAGAGCGTTACGAAGATTTAGCAAAAGAGCTTACTTCCAATCTTGACGTCTTGATAAAAATGTTGCCCAAAGGCCGAAACGGCACTAATAGCAACTAAGCATCCCAGGAGGGAGTTTTCATGCCTACATCTTACGCAAAAAAGTCAGTAGACACAGTGGAAGAGAAGGTAAGAGATCTTGAGAAAAAAGTAAATGAAGAAAAAGTAAGGAAGCGGGAAACTCGAAAAACCTCCAAAGATAAACTAGACGAACTGAAAAAGGTTTTGTTCGATGAAGTCGTGAAGGAGGCTTCTGAAAATGTCTAAGGAAAACAAGCTTTTTGTAGACGCTCCCATTATTATCGTCAACGAAGTGTCTGCCCGAGCCCAAGAGAAAGCCTCTACTCTGGCTTTTCCAGAAGAGAAACAACATGATCTTCAGTATATTAGATCTATCCTAGTTTCGGCGGGGACAAATAAGAATGGTGCGCACTTCCTGCCTTCTGAAATGCTTAAGGCTCATAATACCGTAGTGAATAAAGCTATAGATGTTGAACATGAAGAGAGTAAAGTTATAGGACACATCTATGAATGTGCCTTCTTATACAAGAGTGGTGACTCGTTTGATCCAGTAAGGGTTGCCTCAGAATACAAAGAATCTGGTAAGAACGTAGACGATGAGTTGGATATGGACATTGCCGTTGCCGGTGTCATCCATAAAATGCGTTTTCCAGAAATGGCTGATGAGATTTCTGCGGGTCTATGGAGAGTTAGCATGGAGTGCTACTTCCGAGACTTCGATATTAAGATTGGTAATAACATCATCAGTAGAAATGAAGCTATGACTTTGGGATACGATCCCGACCTTCTGGTAAAGGGATTCGTAAAGGTTACCGCCGGTCTTAGGGAACTCGGGGTACATGCTGTAGCCCGTGTTCTTCGCGACATTACCTTTAGCGGAATGGGCATCGTTAAGAACCCTGCAAATCCGCATTCTATCATTCTGGAAACTGCTGCCCATAAAGAGGCCATGGAGAAAAACACCATTGTTGTAGATCTTGAAAGAATAGATAATCTACGTGGCCATACGGTAGAAATCGCAACTAAAGGAGAAACCCAGGTTGTGGAAGACAAAGAAAAATCGGATAATTTAGTCAAAGCCGTTCCCATGCTAGATGGCGCCCGCGCTGATGACCTCTACATTGAAGTAAATAAGGAAACTGGTGGAATAAAGAGAATCCTTTCTGTAAGCAAGGAAGAAGGTTCCCTTCGTTGGTCTGGCCCCGGTATCAAGGGCCCGGGTAGCGTAACTACCTACCCGGAAGATATCTGCAAGAGCTTTAAGAAGCGCTTTACCCGATTCAACGCTCTCGATCAATCGGAAGCCCAGGTTCTTCATGAACATTGGTGCGCCCTTTTCGAAGAGCCCTGCCCGGTAATCGGCGCTTCTGCCAAGGCTCCGGAGTGCCTAAGAAACGTTCGTAACTCTATAACCAAGAGCCCAGATGATACCACCATTACCAAGACTATTCGAGAACACCTGGAGAAGCCAAACAATGAATTTACTACGGTTCTCCAGTTCCCAGTTCTTACTCATAACGCCAGTGTTAAGCTTGATGAGAGAAAGGAAGAACTTGCTCGCATCAAGGCAAATGCTGAAAGTCTCCGCAACTCTTTGCGAAGCTTTGTGGCGTCTGAAAAAAAAACTTTAAAGTAGTCAGTTGGCCTATAGAGTCTGCCTCTATTATTATGGCAGACAAGGGTGTTAATAAGCTGGTCAAAAGGTTTAAGAGTAAAATAGAAGCTTTCAAGGCTGCAAAAGATCTGCAGCCAGATGCCGAAAGGCAAAAGGATGAAGGTCTGGTTCTTTTTGTGGGTTCTCGGCCACAGGTAGTAGACGTGGCTGGGGACAGAGATCTTGCGATAAATGCTGCGGTAAAAATCCTCGAGGAAAACGATACCGTAGTTTTTATTTCCAAGATCATTTCCCGGGTTGGAGAAGCAAAGATAACTAAAGATCAGCTGATTCTTACAAGAACAAACAATCCGAAAGGAGGAGAATAACTACCATGATGGCAAAGCCCGATCGAGAGCGCGTCTATGTAACTGCCCAGGGTCAGGTTTTCCGTGACACTGGTCTAGAGACCATGGCGCCCGCCTTTAACGAAATTGTAGTAGTTGATACCGCTGCGCACGCGGTTTCAAGCGGAATTCCCATTGGAGGGGTCTACGCGTTAGCGGGAGGCAACCCCACGGTTTCCGGACTCACCTGGAGCGGTGCTCCATTGGTTGTGCGTCTCGTTTAAGTTTTAGGTAATAAGGTAATAATTTCTTATTACCGCAACTCGGTCTGACGACCGAATCTTACGTGTTGACTACGTATTTAGTCAAGGCAAAGGAGTAGATGCGAGGAAGTGTGACGCAAAGAGCACACGCGCTTGCGAGCCTATCGGGGGATACGCTTACAGGCAATTAATCCTATAAAGGAGGAACTGTAATGAACCAAGTTCTAAACGTTACGAAAGATGAGTTTGATGCCGCGGTTAGAGCTAAGGTTGAAGAGGCGCTCTCCGATAAGGAAGAGATTGAGGCCCGCCGCGTAGCCGAAGAGGCTCTCGCAGAGGCCAAAGCCACCTTCGAACAGCTTAAGACGTCCTTAGAGGCAAAAGACGCCAAGATAGCTGAATACGAAGACATTTTGTCCAACCTAGAAACTTCCCCGTCCGCAGCTGAAGTTGCGGCCAACGAGAAAATCGTAGCTCTCGAAAAGGAAGTGGAACAGCTCAAGCGTCGTTCTGAAGTAGCTGAGGCTGCTTTGGAGACGATTGCTCGCGAAGAGACTGCCGCAAACCGCATGGCTGAACTTGAAGAGGCAGGAGTAGCTCTAGAGGATGAGGCTGCTGAGGCTCAGTATTCCAAGGTACGCTCTATGTCCGATAGTGAGTTCGGATCTTACAAGGACGAACTCGTTACCCTTGTTGCTCTAAAGTCCAAGGCCACCGCTTCCGCAGAAGAGGAAACCCAGGAGATGGAAACTGCCAAACTTTCGGCTGAAGAAATCTCTTTGATTGCTCAAAGCCTTGGTTGCAAGCCTGAAGAGTCTGACTGCATTGCCCTAGTCGAAGAAGTCGCTGCCAAGATGTCCGAAGTTTCTAAGTCTCGAAAGAAGAAGATGATGAAGAAAAAGATGAAGGACACGGACGACGACGAGGACGATGAGGACGATGACGATGACGACGATAAGGAGATGGCCAAGAAGAAGTCCAAGAAGAAGATGCCGCCTGAGTTCCTAAAGAACATGAAGAACGGTGACGACGACAAGGATGACGACAAGGAGAAGGCTAATAAGGAATCCGCTTCCGAGAAAAAGCTTTCTCTCGGCGAATCTCTTTCTAAGGCACTCAATCAGGAAGTTAAAGTCCGTTCTAGTTTGAAAGAAGAGCTCGCCCAAGCATGGGATGAGCGCCTAAAGTCTAGAAAAGACGAAAAAAAGTAAATCCGAAAAGGAGGTAATCTAACATGGTGTTTATACCGCGAGATCCCGTTGTACAGAATCAATTTCTTGCTCACGATTCTTCTCAGGGATCTACCGCTACCGCCGGTGCTATTGTTTATCTATCCGGCGATGAGCTCGTTGCAGTAGTTAGTGGTAGTGGCAATACCCCCTTCGGGTTCCTAATGCAGAACGTCAAGGCTGAGTCTTCGGCTCATCCGACTGGTTTCCGCCTTCCTGGCGACCTCGGTAGCTCTGACGCCTTCACTGGTGACCCGGTAGGTGTTGCTCACCTGGGTATCTATGATACCACTTTCTATGATACGACTGTTACTTTTACAGCAGGTCAAGCCCTTTATGCGAATTCGAAGGGGCAGGTAACTACCTCTAGTGCGTTCGGCACTATAGTTGCCTATTCTCAGGGTACCCTAACCGCTGCTCAGGTGGCCGCGGGTGCCAATCTTAGGATCAAACTAATAATCTAACCTGTCAAAGGTAAAAAGGAGGATCTATTAAAATGGATAGAACAAAGCTTGCAGAACTGTTTAAAGCGACAGCTGCAATCGACACTCCTGAGGGTATGGAAGCATACAAAGCCTTTGCACAGGCTTTGACTATTCCGATCCTACAGGAAATCCGCGATGCGTCTATCATGCGTCAGTTGTTCGCTGTTGAACGACTTGCTCCTGGTGCGCAGGCGGTTTACCCCGTAGCTGACGACTTCGAAGTACCGGTTTTCGTACTTCCTGGTCTTGGTTACATGGCTCAGAACTTCGTCGAAGGTGTTGGTGAGGAAGTGTATGTACCTACCTTCTCCATTAGCGCCTCTGCCGATTGGAAAGTTACATATGCAAGAGATTCGCGCATTGACATTCCGGAGCGTGCTGCCCGCAACGCGGCCCGCGCGATTGCGGAATTCGAAGAAGAGTCTGGTTGGAGAGTAATCGTTCCTGGTGCTACCACGAACTTCTCTGGTCAGGGTCTCCTTGGTGCCAGAACTGCCCCGATCTTCCAGGTTCCCGCCGGCCAGACCGGTGAAAAGTTCCTTTCTAAGGAACTCCTTAACCTGCTACTCGTCGGCATGAAGCGCCAGCGCCGATCTCTCACCGACCTCTACATTGCCCCTGAAGATGCCGCTGATATTCGTGAGTGGACTGAGACCCAGATCGACCCCATTACCCGCCGCGAAATCTTTACCGCTGCTGGTCTTGGTAAGGTTTGGAACATCAACATGCACGAAGTCTATCAGCTGGGCTCCACTGGTAGATTCAACATCAACCAGAATGGTGCTGCGTTTGGTGTCTTCCAGGTGAACGCAGGTGGAAGCTTCAACAACTACACCCCGGTTCACATCAACACTGTGGATGGTAATGGTAACGTTACCGTAGCCGGTGAGACGCAGATTTATGGCTTCGACCTATCGGTAAACGACTCCCTCGTCCTTCCTGTACGTAAGGAATACGAGGCGCATGATGATCCGACTCTTCTCCGCCAACAGAAGCAGGGCTTCTTCGGATGGGAAGAAGTAGGGTTTGCGCTACTCGATTCTCGTATGGTAAACCTGGGCGTTATCGACCGACACTAAGATTTAGGTCAAATCTAAGTCCTAATCCTCTGGGAGGGGAGACTTGTACTCTCCTCCCTTAGGAGCAAGAAGGGGAATACATGACAGCAAACACGGGTACATTATACGAAAAGAGAAATACCTACTATCACACAGCCGTTTCTGGTACGGCTGTTCTTCATACTAACAGTTGTTTCCTAGAGAGAGTTACCGTTAATACTGGGGCTTCCAACACGCGAATAACTGTCTATGATAGTCCTATCGCTGCAGGTACCGTCCTTGCTGTAGTAGATTGTACCAATCCTGAAGTTTTCGATTATCATCTAACAACTATTTCTGGTCTTTCTGTATTCTTAAACGGAACAGCGGATGTAACAGTAGTTTATCAGTAGGAGAAAAAATGGCTAAACCCGATAGAGTTCGTGCCTATTTTCGTCCTGATGGATCCATGTATAGAGATTCTGGAAATGATGGGCCTATCTTTACTTCAGCCTCCGGTACCGATGCCAATAATTTTGTTCTAACAAACGGCTCTCGTCCCTTTGTGGGTAACGTTTCTCTAACACCCCCGCTGGCTAGTGGCCCAGCCTCTATCTCCATCGTTAGTCCTGATAATACAGCCACTCTTAATCTAACTGCAGATACTACCAGTGTAGGTGGCGCAACCAATACGGCACAGATTAGGTTTACTACGGGTGGGTCTCCTACCAACTATGCTATTCAGCAGGATCCCTCCAATAACCTCACCGTTTTATTTCAGCCGGATATAGTCGCAACTCCTGTCTTTGTTATTGGTAATAACATTAGCACCACATCCTTTAATAACTTTTTTGTAGGCAATCCTCCTGGCGCCGCCGTTGCCGATGTTACCTCCCAAGTTGCCTCAGACGGGGCTAGCGCTCTGATAAGAGTGGAATCTAACAAGAGCGGAACTGCTTCCGATCCAACTGTTCCTCGAGCATTTATAGTATTCTCTACTAATTTTTCCGACAAGTGGCAGCTGAGTATGGACTATCTCAACACCTTGACTTTTATCTGGAATCCTTCCTCTCCAGCTCCTATTTTCAAGATCCAGAGCACCGGCATCACCGTTTCTGGATCTGTAAATCTAAATACTACGCCTGTAGGTTCTAACTACGATATACAGCCCCGGGACACGGTTGTTTTAGCCACTGCAGGGGGTATAAGTATGCGCTTGCCTCGCGCTAGTGCTGCGGCAGGTCGCCACATTACTGTCAAAGATAAGAATGGACACGCCTTTTCAAGCAACATAACTGTCTCTGGTGCTGTGGGAGATACTATAGACGGTGCTAGTACTACTACCATCAGCGGAAACTATGGCGTAGTCAGAGTGATTTCTGACGGCGCCTCCAGCTGGTCGATAGTCTAAACTGCTGAGGTTTGGCACCAATCCTAGGAAAAGATAGTAAGACTCCCCGCTTACTACGCCAGACCTCAGCAACAAGAAAGGATTATTATGTATTGGTTATTGTTTTTAGTCATAGTGGTCGAAGCCCTCACGGAACTGGCTATAAAGTCCGTTATCTTTCGACCTCTCAGAAACAAAATAAGTAGCTGGCATCCCTGGTTGAAAGAATTGCTCAGCTGTGGATACTGTTTCTCTGTCTGGGTTGCCTTTGCAGCAGTACTGATTCTGGGTTTTGTTTTAAAACTCACTGGAAATTATTGGATAGATGCTTTCATTACCGCAGTCGTCGTTCACCGTCTCTCTAACTTTCTTCATAATTTCAATGATAAGCATCTCGATAAGTATTATGATGTTCGCTACACCAACTCGGTTAAGTCCGAGTAGGGTGGGAAGGGAGATTGTTATTATGTTAGTGCAAGGATTTATCAAAAACGAGGGAGAGGAAGTTCCTTTCAAACTTCAGAAGGCTGTTCCTCAAGGATCAACGATTACTTTCGAGCACGCCTTCAAACTAGTCGGGGAGAGCCACGGTTTCAAGCAAAACATGACTTTCCTAAGATGGCTTCGAGAGACCTACTTTCCAGAGTCTTTCTGGGGATTCTATAAGGAAGACGGGACTCAGATAAATATGGGGAAAAGTAGGTCTGCGGCACTTGCCAGAGAAGGCAAGGGCGCCGGCAAAGTTATTAATAGAAAGGTTTACGATGGCAAAGGAGAAGGCATAACCGCCGACCTCATCATAAGCAGACCTTTTGAACAGGCTAAAGTGCTTATTGAGAAGTGTACTGATAAAGCGGTTTTGAAAAAAGCTCTGACTTTGAGCAAACATTTTTCTCAGAAAGAAGAATATATGCGTGCTATTATGAGGAGAATGGAACAAGTCTACTAAGGGGGCTTACTAAAAAATGTCCGTCCTTCAGCCTAAGATACAGTCTATCATTGATGGTATTATAACTATTACTATTGATGATCCAGTTGCTGCTCTTCAGTTTTTCAATCAGCTGCTTATTTATCGCACTAACGATGGTAATAGCACTGTCAATGGGCCCTTTTCTATATTGGCCATGGAAACTCTGGATAGAGTTACCACTCAGTTCGTCTTTGAAGATGTTACCTCAGATCCTACTTTGTATTATAAGGCGCAGTTCTATAATTCGAATACAATGGCGACTAGTGTATTTTCAGAACTAGCTCAAGAAAAGGCCATCTACAAGGAATACTCTCTCCCGACAAACACCGCTACTTACCCCCCTGAAATTACTCTTAGTGAACAAGATAGAACCATAGTAGAATCTGTTCGTGTCACCGTAGGAGACGTAGGCCTGATAGAGAATGACTACTTCAACTCTTCTGATCGGGCAGAACAATTTAACTTTATGGGTCAAATCTCGGCTGATAAGTTAACCTGGGAACTAGTGAATTTTAAAGGTTGGCCTCAGAAAGTTATTGTGAATGGTGTAGAAAAGACCAATCTGTTTGATCCACAGGTTATTGGTTACAGGTTTCTGACCTTTTCGGGAGTTCAGCCCGTAATAACTGGAACGCTTAGTGTTTACTATAACCATTTCCGTTTTTCGGATAGAGAGATACTTCTGGCTTTTAGTCGAGCTAACAATCTTTTAATTTCCATAGCCTTAGATCCAGGAAATATAACTTCCGAAATGCTCATTATGCAAGCATCTATTATGTTGCTCGAAGGAGAAATCAGAGAGGATATTCAGAGTGCCGTTCGAATTAAGGATGGAGATACAGAATATGATAACACTGGTATTATTGTGGCTAGGACCGAAGACTTGGCGGACTTGAAGAGAAAGATGAAAGAGTTACTAGATAGAGCTCGTACGTATCAATCCTATGCTCTACCGGGAGTGAGACTAGAATAATATGCCTAAAAAACTTGTAACCAGAAAGATGCAAAGGGATTACAGGGGAGTTTTAGAGCAGGTCATCCAGGACATGTCTCAGCCAGTCATTATTCTTCAAGATGAGGATCGTCTGTTTGTGGTCTGCCCGAACTGCATTTGGGATTCTATAAATAAGAAGTCTTCTAACATCTTCAATGCTTCCTTCATAGCTCCTGTGATTATCTTTTCGGGCACTGATCAACAAAGAACTATTACTCCACAACCCTTCTCTTTTGGTAGATGCCCTGTCTGTTTCGGAGAAGGACAATTATTCACGGAAAATGAACTTTCTATACCGGCTCTAGTAAACTGGTATATTATTAGAAGAACTGAGCATGGGGATTATACAGATCTTCCGGCAGGCAAGCAAGGTCTCCACTATGCCCAGATAAAAGCAAAGTATGCCTACTATGAGCTTTTGAGACAAAATAGGACTTTCATAATCTTCGGGGACGTCAAATGCGAGAAGTTTATCGCTCCCTTTGTTAGAGGTTTAGGTAGCGACATTGCCATAGTAGAAATGTGGGTAGAAACGGTAGAACCCGGAGAGTCAGTTACCGGCATTCAGAGCGGGCACACTGGGCGTAATATTGATCCTAGAGTTAAGATTAAGGGTCCGACAGAGCTACAGATTATGAGAGATATCCTTAAAGGTAATAGACCATAATGGTCTTCAAAATAAGGTTAAAGATAGATCCAGAATCTCTTAAGGAAAGTCTAATCCACAAAAGAAATCTTATAAGTCATAATATTGAGAAAGTATTTCGTGAGGAAGCACTCCCACATCTTGTGAATCTAATCATGCTTGGGTTTGATGACCTCGGTGCCCGAGCTAATCTGCTACCTACTGACCCCACCAATCCGGATAATTGGAGGCAGGAATTTGAGGAAAGCCTTTGGAGAGATATAGAAGAGTCTATTACAATAAAGAGTGCTGGAGGATTAGACAAAATAGAAGTAGGCATAGGGAATAAAGATTTTCTAGGGTACGGCAGAGAGGAAGATAAATCTAGCACTCCTTTGATTTGGTTGGTTTACTTTTTGGAGGGATTAGCCGGAGAGTGGGGATTTGTAACTAGTAATATGGTGGGTGGTAAGGATTTTGGTCGTTTCGGAGAAGGTTTTATGATTAGTCGGGAACAGTATCATAATGAGGGGTGGCATCGTCGAACAGGAATTTCGTTCGAGCAGATCCGACATCCCTTTTCTGAGTACTCCCCCAAAGACATCTTCATCGAAGCCCTCTACGAGTTTGACTTAAAATCCTTCATTGCTAAGGCGATCCGTGCCGCGTCACAGGAGATCAGACTATAATGTCAACTATGTCTTTTGCCAGAATGGAGGACATGAGTGTCCAGCATTGGCTGAAAGGCGCGCTGCTTCCTTTAGAATGGGTAGAGAAGGTTACCAGCGTTAACCTCTCATTTAATAATGAATTTCAGCGCTATGAGGCAGATATAGTTTGGTTGCCTAACTTTCTTTCTGAGGGCAGGGGTTGGGTCTATTTTGATCCGGTAGGAACCAGTACTTGTGTTTCTAGCACAGTTCCTACTACAGAACAGACCACCAGGATTACTGTTTACAATGAGAATCATAGCGTTATAAATTCGTCCAACTATATACTTAACTACATACACGGCTCTTTAACTGTTTCTGGCGGTGGTCTTGTTACTCCCCAAGGTACGCCTACTTCTATTGATTTTACCCAGCATTATGTATCCCTACTCGATGCTTGGCCAGCTACTCAACCCCCAGAGCTTCCAATAATAGCCATAGAAACTGGAATGCATCAAAAAGATCCCTACCAGATTGGCCCGGGAAGAAAATCCGTTAGAGGCGTGACTGCTTGGATTTTTGCTACCTCTAGTTCTGAAAGGGATGATTTAACCGACTTTATGCTCAATGCTTTGTATTTGCGTCACATCCCCGTCGTAGATTTCCGTCAAGGCGAGCCCCTCACCTACGATGGAACCTTCAATCATAGTTATACTGGCCCTCTTTTGGCAACTAGTCCAAACGACGATTCTATTCTATATTTTGATAAACTTAAAGCAGAACAGATAAATGCCAGACATTCTTGGAATGATATGAATAGATGGCGTTCCAAACTTACCTTTGAGATGTGGACTTATAGAGATGGGTTCGACTTTAACATTCTATAGTATTAAGAGGGCGCAGAAGCGCCCGGTATGGAACAGGAACTCCTCCAAAGGACGCCTCAAACTTTGGCGGTTTTGGTCACACATCCCCCAATCAGTGACTGATTAGAAATAATATAAGGAGGAAAACCTGATTATGGCACGAAGAAACCGTATAATCTACCCTAGCCAAAGCGTTTGGGCTAACGGTAATATTCTCTATCGTGTGCAGACGTTTGGTTCTACCACAACGTTTAACACTGAGGATATATTCGAGCTTGGCCAGCTCAACCTCGTCGACGTTGTCGATGACGCTCCGACGGTTGCCGTAACCATAGAGGCCAATGAGTTCGGGGCTGTATCCAATCTCTACGCTCTAGCAAACATTACTTATGACGGCGTGGTAAACCACTCTGCTGTTGCTGCGAGCGGACACCTGACAGTAGTCAGTGGGCTTGGTGTCTCGGGCGTAAACATTGCCTTCTATCACGGCGTTACCCTATCGGACTTCGGTCTATCGAACTGCGCTACAGGGTCTGCGGTTGAAATTTGGGCACCGGTTCAGAACGAATGTTCTCTAGGTACCACCAATAACGTTATTGACCAGACGATGTTCCTACCTCGTGTGTTCATCAACTCTATTGCCTGGACCTATACTGCTGGTGCTAACGCTACCGAGCATTTCGGTGGTGAAACAGACTCTAAGTTCTGGTTCGTAAACAACGGTAAGTTCATTTCTAATGAAGAGTTCGTATTAGGCGGCGCAGGAGGTCAGGCTGTAGATTTCGCAGGTGTAACTGGCGGAACAGGTGTAACCCTATCCACTTCTGTTACCTCTGTATTTCTCGGTCTCGATCCTGCTCCGGCTACTGGCCCTGCACAGCTAGTTGCTACTCGCTCTACTGGCCAGTCAGCCTTCCTTCGCTTCGACTCCGCAGGCAATCCGGCGGTTCGCTACTTCAGCTTTACCGCAAATCTTTCGGTTGATATCCAGGTTCTACCTGGTACTGCGGCTCAAGCGGGGGCCTGGACGTACAACTCGGCAAACAACCAGCTATTCATACCGACCGACCTATTTACCAATGTGGCTTTCGGACTTTCAGCGTTTACTGCGGGCAACAAAGACGTTATCTTGCCCTTATACGCTGCTAATGCTCCGGGCGTTACGTTTTCCAAGTTATCAGCTGCTACCCAAGCCGCTCGTGGCGGATCGATAGCTACTGCTAACATGGCGACTAGGCTGAGTTCGGATTACTTTGCTCCCATTTCGTTCACCGACCTCGTAGGAGGAGCGGAGAACATTACTGGTTCAGTCAGACAAGGTCAGGTAGAGATCTACCTGATTGACAAGTCTGTTCTAGCCACAAATGCGAGCATTGACGCACAGCTGGCTCTACGTCTTACTTCGGTAACGATTACAGCCGACCTTGCACGTACTCCGCTATTCGAACTTTCGCATTTACGGCCGTATGACCGTGCGCTAGTATTCCCGATTCCATTCACAGTGGCTGTCGAGACTACCGCGACCGATCTTACTGAGTATTCTACTTTCGCTTCTAAGAAGACTGGCTTCCAGGCGGGAACAACTGCTGATATTTCTATTTATGATTTCATGACCGCCGATAAGAGACTAGACCTCGTTGTGTTCATCTACCGACAAACCGACCAGACTGCTGGTGGTGTTGGTACTGGCCGACGTGTTCTTACTCGTGAAATGGTTGGAGATGCATTCTACGAGAGAGGGCAAAGATTTTTCTATTACACCCTTCAGGCCGACCCTGATACTGGACTTGTGTACGGTACATCTATTCCGGCTGTACCTACTAAGACTAATACTCCTAGAGAAAGGCCTCTCAAGACCGTTATTGCCAAGAATCTTAGAATTACAGATGAAGCGTATAACCTGGCGTTGGGTTCTAACGCAACCCAGCACTACGGCTTCCGCGGAAAGAACGATATCTTCGTCATACTTGGCGAAGTACCCGTTGCTGACCTCGTGGTCTCCCCTGGATTCCAGATTAACCCGGCGGCCTCTCGCGTCATCTAGCCTTACTTCTACTGCTGGGAAACCGGCAGTAGAAACCAGGCCTCCCGTGGAGGGAGGGGAATATGATTAAAGGAAGGGAGTGTGATTTATGGAAGATAAGGTTCCTCATAATAGGGACATGGAGAAGTTGAAACGGGATGTAGAAAAAAGCATAATCAGTGCTATAGATGACATCCTAAACATCTCAGAGGTAGCTATCGGAGATCCCCAGAGATTCAAACCCTTTCGTGCAAAAGTTTTGAGATCTGGGAACGATGCTGTTCGGGAAATAAAGCGCCTATTAGATACTAACTATAAGGTGGTTTATGTTCCTACTACTGAAGATGTTATTCAAGTTCATAATCCTGTAGTAACAATCAAGAAGTATTCTTAAGGTAAAGGAGAATAAAATGGCAACGGCAGATACTATTAAAGAAGTATTGGACGGCAGACGAGAATTTACTTATGAGATGTTAGGTCAAGATAAAATTATAGCATACATAGCTCAGCCAAGCGGAGAGGATCTCCGAAAAGCAGACTGGGAGTATGCCAAGGTATTTAACAAAGCTATCTCTGATGGGTTTCTTACTCAATCACAGATGCTTGAGTATTTGAAAGAAAAAGGTATAGTTGATGATGACTATGCACAGGAAGTGGAGAGCGTCCGCACTCAGTTAGCCACACAGTTATATCGGTTGGACAATGCGGCGGATCTAGGTAGCGAGTTAGACAAAGAAGCACTCGCTTTAGATATTGCTCGTCTTAGGGATGAACTTTTTAGACTTAACCAACGAGTAAATGGTCCGATGGGAAATACATGCGAAAACTTAGCTGAAGATGCTCGTATAGAGTTTTTGACTAGCCGCGTTGTTCAGAAGAAAGATCGCACTCCCTTCTGGAAGAACTATGATGAGTACCAGAAGTATGACAATGTAACCTTCACTATAAAGGCTCGTTTTGAAGTTATGCTTTGGATACAAGGTCTCGAGAGTAACTTCCTAGAGAATACTCCAGAACAAGTCGCTCTACGACAGATAGCACAAGAAAGACTTAATAGGGTTACAGAAGAACAGAAGGTCTTAGAAGCTGCCGAACAAGAAAAAGCTGTTAAGGCGGAAGAAGCCCCCGTTGCTGAAGAGGCTGTCGCTCTCCCTCCTAAGAAAGCTGGGAGGCCCCGCAAGAAGACCCCGAAGACTGAGTAAACATGGACTTAGCCAGTCTTTCCTACCAAGAGGTAGAAGAATTATTGGAGTCCGTGATTCACAATAAGAAGCTGGCCGAAATAAACGTTCGTGGCGAGCCGCGGCTTGTCGTTTTTTCTCACCCGTCTGTAGAAGAGCTTTTACGAGGAAGATATATCTATAAGCAAGCTTATCTGGAAGCCAAAGCTGCAGAATTGCCTACTAAAGCAGATGTAGATAAAATGTTTTTGATAGGTGGGTTTGTATCAGAAATAGACAAAGGTCGTATAAAACAGATAGAAGAAAAGTTAATAGCTCAAAGAAAGCTCCTTAGTATAACTAAGATACCGGGGCGACGTATGCCCATAGAGGAAGTAATTCATAAGTTAGAGAATGATTTGTCGGAAATAAAGGGCCAGAATGAAAAGTATTACTATCTATCCTGTGAACGAAAAGCCGACGAAGAGGTCATCTTCTATCTTTCTTGGGCAGGTTCTTATAACCCCGATGGCAGCTCTAAACTATGGTCCACGTATGAAGATTTCAAGAATGAAACAGATATTCCTTTTAGAAATGAAATTATAACTGCCTTCTCCGTGTTTAATAGGGGGTCTTCATCTGAGACCATTAGATTTTTGGCTAGACATAATCTATGGAGAATCCGTTTTATAGCAGCACTAAAAATCGGAGGCTCCCTTTTTTCCCGGGAGCTAAGCGACCTTACTCCGGATCAACTAGCTCTTCTTTACTGGAGTAACTACTACCAATCTATTTACGAGATGCTTCCAGACGACCAGCCCGACGAGGCGACCATTAAGGACGATGAGGCCCTCGACAAGTATATGGAAGGCTATTTCAAGAAGAGGGAAACGGATAGGAACGAATCTAAGCTTAAGAAGAAAGGGGCCGGTTTCCAGAATAAGCTTGAGGCGTGGGAAAATAGTGATGAGTTGATAATAACTCCATCTAACCCGGCCTATAGAGATTTACAGTATACCGAAGAGCGCATACAAGATAAGGTAAAGGAGGGAACAGATGTATCCATCCACGCCAGATCTGGGAATGTGCTCGGGCATATGTAAGAACCAAGGCGGAGGTAAAGGAAGTTGGTAGAGGATATTTTCAAGGCGAAAATAGTCTTTGAACTAGACCAAACCAGCCTTGCAAAAGAGATGAAGAAGTTCGAGAAGATAGCCGCTGAAGGCTATGCTCGAGGTTTCAGCCAGGCTATGGCTGAATTCAAAAAGTCTCTTGCCGGTGCTCTGCCTAGCCCCGCTACAATGCGGAGCGCAGCAGGAGCCACCGGAGTTTCCGGTAAAGATGCAGTTAAAGAGCTAGCCGGTATCAAATCCGAGCTAAAAAATGTAGAAAAAGCGGTCAAAGAAGTAGTTACCGCCACGACCCGCGCCGCGGGTCGTTCCGGGCTTGGCGTTCCGACAGTCCCCTCGTCGGTCCACACCACACCTAAAGCCGTCCCGGTCGTTTCCGTATCCCCACCCCGCCCAACTCCAGCTACGCCTATTCCCGCTCCAG